AACTGATGCTGCTGCAGCAACGGTATGAAATTTAAATTGAGCATCTTGTAATGTATCGTGAGATGTTATAATGTTACCCATTGTATCTCCGTTTTTCTGAAGCTCTAATACAATATATTTTTCCATTATTACACCTCTATTCAAACTTAAGTCCACTTATGTCAAGATAATCAATAATTGAATCTGTTCCATCAACTATTTCAATTTTTAATTTTCTATCTGTTTTTTCAACCGGATTAATAAACCTAATAATATGAAGTCCATCACTATCAAGCGTAACATCATTAACCTTAATAGAATCTGCACCCTCAAGAGCAAAATGAAGCGCGAGATAATAACCCTCTTGCTCAGCCTCACTACCAGAGAATCCAGTATAACCAGTTACGTGCTTAAGTGTTCCAAACACTTTATAATCATCTACAAATACATTCTTCTGTAAATCGCTTGCTTTCTTTCCAAGTAAATCTACATTATCAGCAATATTAGCATCTACTGTATAGGCCGCAAGGGAATTATTTGCAGTAGCTACATAATCAAGTAACATCTGTTTTAAAATTGCAGGATTAGTGTTACCAGGTGTTTTAGTAACATAATCATAAATTTCTCTAAATCTCATTTGGTATATACCTCCTAATAAAAAAATAGCTATTCTTTCTTATGTAAGTCACAAACAAAACCATTCAATCTCTAAATTTGCTTTTTTCGTTGAAATATGATATAATTATAATAGAATAAGAAAGGAGTTTATTGATGTTTAAGGCTAAAAACATAGACACGGGTGAAGTTGAGACAATACTCGCGGTTGATTATCACGATGTGCTTCACCAAACTTATTTTTTAACATGGTCTAATAATGCATGGCGATGGCGACCAGCGCACAAATATGTACCACCAAATGTAAATCCACAAGATATAGCACCAATTAATGTTAGAACAAATATAGAAGGAGTTAATTGATGGACGATATAGTTATAACAGTTGAAAACTATAAAGGACAGACTTATACTTTCACAATGCCGCAAGATGCGACAGTTGAAATTATTGAACAGCTCAATGGTTTTGACCAATTTACAAATTATATTGATAGAGTGTGTATTGATGCACACTATCCTGGTATTGAAAAATATATAGAATATTACGGAGAATAAAATGAATTATGATGCTAATTCAGTAGAACAACTAACCTTCAGAGAGGGGGTTCAAAAAAGGGTTGGCATTTATTTAGGCTCTGCAGACCATACCGGCGTAATTGCGGGGCTTCTTGAATTAGTTAATAATGCAACCGATGAAGCACTTGTTTGTGATAGAGCAACAAAAATAGAAATAACTATAGGAATAGATTGGGCAAGCTGTCGTGACTATGGACGTGGCATGCCACATGGTCCAAATGATTTTAGTGAAGAAGTTATGATAAATCTTCTTACTGAAAATCATTCGGGCGCGAAATTTGATGATAATGCATATGGAGGTAAATCACGAGGGCTTAATGGTACCGGTAGTGCAGCAACTTGTTGTTCTTCAGATTGGTTTAAAATATCAAGTTACCGTGATAATGCAGAGTGGTATATGGAGTTCTATAAAGGCATTCCAAAATGGAATAAATGTCAACAAAAACCACTGCCATTAGCATGTCCTTATGGTACTTATATTGAATATAAACCAAGCCAAGATGTATTTAGCGCCGAGCCAATAAAATTTGATTTTAATGAAATTTGTAACATAATAGAAGAATATTCATATTTTAATAAAGGTATTGAATTTATAGTTACCAATGCAGAGACAAGAGAAAAGAAAACCTTTTTAAGTAAAAACGGTCTTATGGATTTTGCGGATAAAAAAGTAAATAAGCGAATTCATAAGCATCCAATTCATTTTCAAACCACCGAAGATGATATTGATATTGAAATTATTTTGAATTGGACAACAGGCCGAGAGAAGTTCTATTTATTTTCCAATGGAGGAGAAAATGAAAACGGTGGTACTCCAATTACAGGTATTAAAACTGCTTTAACTAATTTTTTCAAAAAGAAAGTTAAAGATATTGGTAGTGGAGATATTGTACGTGCAGGACTTGTATATATATGTTCGGTTAATTTAAAAAATCCTATATATAACGGCCAGGTAAAAGATAAGATTACAAACCCAGAACTTCGTGGACTTGCGCAGAGGTGCACTACACAGATGCTTGATGATTTCGCACGTCGGTACCCAAGTGAATTTGAGCAGATTGTTGATTTGCTTACAAAAGAACTCAAAGCAGAGCGTGCCGCAGAGAAAGCGCGCAAGCAAGTTCTTGAAGCTTCAAAGGAAATTGAAAAGAACCAAAAGAAAAAGGTATTCGCATCTGATAAACTCAAAGATGCAGAGTTCCTCGGACCAAATGCAACACTTCTTGTAGTAGAAGGTAACTCTGCTATGGGTGGTATGGCACAGGCAAGAGATTATACTAAATATGGTATTCTCGCAATTCGTGGAAAGATTATCAACTGTCTTTCCAACCCAGAGGAAAAAATCTTCAACAATGAAGAAATTAAACTTCTACTTTCAGCGATGAACATCATTCCAGGCAAATACAATGCTTCTAAACTCCGCTATGGAAAACTTGCCATCTGTACCGATGCCGATAGTGATGGCTCACATATTGGTCTTTTAATAATGGCGGCACTACAATATCTTGCGCCAGATTTTATCAAAGAAGGAAGATTATGTTGGCTGCGCTCACCATTATATATAGTAAATAACAAAGGTAAAGAATCATATTACTTTACTGATGATGAGTTTAATAAAGTAAGAAATAAAGTTAAAGGAGAAATCACCCGTGCTAAAGGACTTGGTGAGCTTCCTGCAGAGACTGCGCGAGCTTCAATGTTCAGTGAAAATCAGCGAATGGATGTAATGGAATGGAATAGAAATGCAATTGATCTATTGTATGATCTAATGGGTGAGGATGTAGAGTGTCGTAGAAAATTTATTATGGAAAAGATTGATTTTTCTAAAATTAGAGAGTAATGGAACAAATGGAACCATTTTTATAAAGTCCAAAAGTGCCATTTCTACTTATATATAGAAGGCAAGGAGGAATTAAAAATGGGAGCAAAGATAAATGAAATAGGAAATACATATGGATATTTAACTGTTATTGATACTGCACCGAGTAAAAATAATCGTGCTATGTGGTTATGTAGGTGTAAATGTGGTAATGAATGTATAGTAAGTGGTAAACTTTTAAGAAGTGGACATACCAAATCTTGTGGATGTTTAAAAATAGAAAAAACTATTCAACGCAACATGGAACGTGGTGGTGGTGATTTAACAGGACAAAGATTTGGCAAATTAACTGTAATAAGATTTGAAGAGTGGTTAGACCGTGGTAATGGGCATAAAGATAGAATGTGGCGCTGTAAATGTGATTGTGGTAACGAATGTGTAGTTAATCATAGATATTTACGTTGCGGCCACACGGAATCATGTGGATGTTTAAAATCACGCGGTAATGCTACAATAATGATGTGGTTAAATGCTAATCACTATAAATATCAAGCGGAGTATGGATTCGATGATTTATTGTCTACTCAAAAAACAAAATATTTATTTGATTTTGCTATTTTTAATGAAGATGATACATTAAAATGTCTTATAGAATATCAAGGAAACATTCACTTTGAAACTGGTAGCGGTTGGAATAATGCGGAAGCATTGGCAGATTGTCAAAGACGAGATAAAATAAAGTTTGATTACTGCTATAAAAATAATATACCATTATATTATATTACATATAAAGAAATTATAGAAGATAGATTAAAGGAGATTATGAATGAGTAAACTATTGCCAATAATTGAAGATAGTTTTTCGCAATATAGTGCCGCAGTTATACAATCAAGAGCCCTAATTGATGTGCGTGATGGCCTTAAACCATCCGCGCGCCAAATCTTTTACTCTATGTTAATTCGTAAGTTAACCCCAGATAAACCATATAAAAAAACCGCTAATGCTGTCGGTATGGCAATGGCTGATTTTTATATACACGGAGACAGTTCTTGTGAAGGAGTTATTATGAGAGCCGGACAGCCTTTTGCTATGCGATATCCACTTATTGATGTAAAAGGAAATTATGGTTCTTTAATTGAGTCTGGTAATTATGCGGCTATGCGTTATACAGAAAGTAGGCTTTCTAAACTTGGCACCCACTTATTTAATGATATAGATAAAGATACCATCACAGAGTGGAAAGATAGTTATGATAATACAAAAAAGTATCCCGCCGTATTACCAGCTAAAGGATATTATAATGTGTGTAACGGGGTAACAGGAATAGCGGTTGGAATGGCTTGTTCAATTCCACAGTATAATCTGCGCGAAATGAACCAAGCACTTGAACACCTCCTTCTCAATCCAGATTGCGACTTCAATGACATATACATAGCACCAGACTTTGCAACGGGCGCAGTATTGCTAAATGAAGACGAAGTTAAAGAGTCAATGAAGAAGGGTAATGGATTTGCTTGTAAGTTGCGCAGCGTTGTAGATTATGACAAGAAAGAGAATTGCTTTGTAGTAACCGAAATACCATATTCAGTTTATACGAATACAATCTGCGGCGAGTTAGAAGAAATCATCAATAGTGAGGAAAATCCGGGCGTTGATCGCTTTAATGACCTCACGGGTAAAACCCCACTTATCAAAATCTATCTCACCAAAAAAGCAAACCCAAACAAAGTATTAAAATATCTCTTTAAAAACACCTCACTCCAATCCCACTACTCCATAAACTTCACCATGTTAGACAAAGGACGTTTCCCAAAAGTCTTCACATGGAAAGAAATGTTACAGGCTCACATCGACCATGAAAAAGAAGTTTATAGACGTGGATTTGAATATGACCTGAAGAAAATTGAAGACCGTCTTCACATCATAGAAGGATTGTTAATCTGCCTCGCCAATATCGACGAGGTCGTCCATACAATTAAAACGTCGGAGTCATCGTCGAAGGCGCGCGAGCGTCTGATGAGCGAATACATCCTCGATGATGCGCAAGCTAAGGCAATCCTCGATATGAAACTTTCTCGCCTCGCGCATCTCGAAGTAGAAAAGCTAAAATCTGAAAAGTCAAAACTTGAAAATGAACGAAATTTCATATATAATATAATTAACAATGAAGAGTTATTTAATAATGAACTCGTCAAAGGGTGGCGAGAAGTCGCGTCCAAATATGGCGACGCCCGCCGTACTCAAATTCTGAATATCTCAAAGGACGATGAAGAACCTACCGAAAGGCAGGAACTTCTTATTAATTTGTCTAATCAGAATAACATCTATGTTACTACCACTTCAACCCTGTATACACAGCGGCGCGGTGGTGTAGGCAACAAGTTCAAAATGAGTAAAGGAGAATATGTTATAGCTACAGCATCCGGCTCTAATCTTGACACACTTCTTCTTTTCTCAAATTATGGAAACTGCTTCCATATAACTCCTTCAGAACTTTCATTTGAAACTGTAATTCCAATTGAAAGTTTGATCGAACTTAGCGCGAAGGAACATATTGAAAACCTCGTATTTCTAAACAAAAAGAACCAAACTGAACACATAATCTTTTTCACTAAAAAAGGTATTTTAAAGAAAAGTAGGCTTTCAGAGTATAACATCAAACGCAAGGGTGGTGTTAAGGCTCTAAATCTAGATAACGACGATGAAATTGTGTCAATTCTTTTTGTCAACGAAGAACGGGTTGGAATGATGACTTCGCGCGGCCAGTTCGTAGTTTGTGAAACAAAGGATGTGCGTCCAATTGGACGTGCAGCAAGGGGAGTTAAGGGTATCACCCTTAACGAAAATGATGTTCTTGTATCTGCCAAAGTAATACCGCCGCAGACAAAAGAATATCTAAGCGTAAGTGAAAAAGGTTATATAAAACGAACTACGGCGAAGGACTTCACGGTAACTGGAAGAGCAACAAAAGGTAGCAAAATCCATCAACTTAAAGATGTTGATGATAAGTTAATCGCATTCACACCAATAACCAATGAACAAGAAACAATAGTAGTATCCTCAAACGCTCAAATTAAAATTAACTTAAACGAAATAAATCTACTTTCAAAAGGCGCACAAGGAACTAAATCAATGAAACTTTCCAATGCAAAGATAATTGGTCTATTAGTTGTGTAGAGAGATATCCAAAATTTGATTTTTATTAAATTTTATAGTATAATATTTATAGAAAGTTGAGAATAACTTTCGCAAACACACATTTATCAAACTTATTTAAAACAAGGAGAATTAAAATTATGAAACTGACAGAGAAGTCCAACGAAGTATTTGAGTATGTAAAGAACAACGGCGGAAAGGTTTCCATTCCTGAGCTTGCACAGGCACTGGACAGAACAGAGCGTTCGGTAGGCGCTAATGTAACTGACCTCACAAAGAAAGGTCTCGCAATCAGAGAGAAGGTTGAGGTTGAGGGAGCTGATAAGCCGATTACCTACGTAGTTCTGACAGACGAAGGAAAGACATTTGTTCCTAGCGAGGACGAGGAGTAATTAAATAGGAGGGTTGTAAAACCCTCCCTTATTTATTCTTTAAAATGAGGTAGAATCAATGGCTTATGTATATAAAATTACTAATGATATTAATAATAATATATATGTAGGTGCAACTGTTACATCTATTGCTGATAGATTCAGTAAGCATGTTTGGGAAGCTTTTAATACTCATGACGAGTATGCTTTACATAAAGCAATGCGTAAATATGGTAAAGAACATTTTACAATTTCTATAATTGAAGAATGTTCTATAAATGATGTTTTTACGCGTGAAAAGTATTGGATTGCAACATTAAATAGTTATATTAATGGCTATAATGAAACTCGTGGTGGAGAAGGTAATCCGAAATATGATTATGAATTAATTTATCAAAAGTTTAAATCTGGTATGAATCAAAAAGAAATTGCCTTAGAGTTAAATTGTGATAAACATACAATAACAAGAGCACTAAAAAGTTTTGGTGTGCCAGAAGAAGAAACCATAAAAGGTAAATATGGTAATAGTAGAAAAGCAGTTTTAAAAATTGATATAAATACTAATGTAATTTTAAAAGAATTTTCCTCTATGACTGAGGCGGCAAAACATGAAAATTGTTCTGTTGCTTCAATTTCAAGAATATGTAATAATAAACAAAACTTAAATAAAAACTATACTTATATAAAATTAGGAGATTATCAATGTTAAGACAAGCAGAAAATAGAGCGAAGATAGAGGGAATCCTCGCAGAGGTTGATATTAAGCCGGGTTCATTTAATAAGAATGGACAGATGGTTGAGTCAATCGGAGGTTCAATTATCGTTAAGGTAATCCAGAAGATTAGTGGAGAAGAGAAAGAACTGG